AATAAAGAATTGTTAGTATTAAATAAAGAATACGAAACAATACTAGGAAGAATAAAGGAGTTGCATGAAATCGACAACAATAATTAACCAGCTTGCTTTTGAAGTGTGGGATAGTATAAAGGAGTATCAGTTAGCTAAGTTTTCATATCTACAAGCAGTCGCTAGAACGGCTGATGATATGGGAATGAGTCAAGCTGAAGCTTCAGACCTCTATAAATCATACGAAAGAAAGTTAAAAAGCGAAGAAAACTCAAAGGAGTTAGGAGTGATAGCATGAGTGTGAACTACACAGAAGAACAAGTAGAGCTTATGAAAACAAAATATGGCAGTAATCCTACTAGGCAAACAGTAGAAGAACTAGCTGAAGAATTAAACAAAAGTGTAAAATCTGTAATAGGTAAGCTATCAAGAGAGGGAGTTTACCAAAAATCAGTATATAAAACTAAGACTGGAGAAAGTCCAATAACTAAAAAAGAAATAGTAGAGGGTATAGCAACGGCACTTGGTATTAGCTATCAGGATATCGCTGGACTTGAGAAATCTCCTAAAGCTGATTTAAAAGTTTTAGTAGCAACACTAACACAAGAGGAGGCACAATGACTTCTGCTTGGTCAAAAAGATTTGCAAAGGTAATACCGACTAACCAAAAGCTAGTGGAAATAGTAGCAAAACGAGGACATTACTTCAAAGTAGTTGATATGCCTCGACCACTAAAAGCACTCAATGGTAAAGTAGGAATTACACTAGAAGATGAAGATGGTTTTCGATTTACTACAGAAAGTAGAAATGTGAAGATTATCCAAGACTCTTACTATGCCAGATAAAATTAAACTCTGTAGCGGGGTCTGCAATGGACTCGAAACTCTTAACGGGGTCGCTACGGGGTTAAACAATCCCATAAGTAATAAAACTAAAATAACTAGAGAATAATTAGAAGACTAGCGTATAAATTTAAAGAAACTTAACATAAATCCTTAATAAAAATATCGGAAAATCAGAGAAAATTTGGGCGAATTTGTAGTAAATTGTGGAATAAATGGAAAAACGATTGCAACTTTGATTGGTTTTTATTAGTAACAGTTAATTAACTTAAGTTGCATCGTTGTCTTCCTTGCTACTAACGACAACTTCGAAGGTAAGCTCTTTCGCTTACGCTACAGAGCTATCTTCACACGAAGTGTCATTAAGCAAGGTCATCAAGAGAGATGATGAATTGTAGATTGTTGTGATTAACTGTTATTTTTAATATAATTATTATACCATGACTTTATCAAAAACGCAAGAAATTTTTTTCTCAGGTCATGGAACGCTGATTTCGAATACCTTAGTTAAATGATAAAATATATTATTTTTGTTGATGTGAGTTGTTTTGAGATATTAAGGAATAAGTCTGTCCTTCCTCTTTGCCTCTAAAGCTAGTGATTTTATCCTGCTTAATTCCTTTTGATTGCGTCTTCGCGCAGCGTTTTTCAACCTCTGCCTCTTGGCACTCGGCTTTTCGTAACTCTGACGCTTACGAACTTCGAGTACAATTCCAGCGTTATCACATTTTCTTTTGAATATGCGTAAAGCTTTTTGAGTTGGCATATTTTTACAATCAATCGATGGCATTGTCTCTCCTAGTGTGAAAAGTCCACCCTCTTTTTCTTAGGTAGTGGACTTGTGATTGAATTGACTGTAATGAACGCCCAGGAAATAATAGCAACAACTGTTTTGTTTCAACAGCGTTGTAGTATTTTTTGAGTCTGTGCTTCTCAGGCGTTGTCCATTGTTTAGTCATAATCTATTATATATTGTTTTGAGTTCAAAGTCAAGAAATAAAAAGGGGAGACCTAAGCCTCCCCTCTTCCTTCGAGTTAAGAATTAACCTTCCCATCTAACGCCACGATAAATACCGTCAAAGCGTGCTATGGATTTTGATTTCTTAACTGGGTCGTGCTTGACTCCACGATAAACGCCACCAGTTAAAACTCTTTTTTCAACTGCTACATTTTCGGGAGTTATTTTTATGCCTCTGTAAAACATATTTCCTCCAGTTTACATTCGATTTCGTACTCACGGATAAATCCGCTAACCCTTCTCATGCGTTCCTTCGGATAAAGTTCGGTCTCGTTCGCTACTGCTACTTGCTAACCCTTCTCAAAGAAGGAGGTTTTCCCTTTACCTACTTCCGTCTTACATGGTAAGATGAACGAATTGATATTTCTATCAATTTAATATATTATAACAAAAACAGACCTTGAAGTCAAGAACTATTTTTACCAAGTGTTGATACATTTCTTGACCTTGCTCTCATATTTTGGTATAATATATTTATGAATGAAATAGATTATGCGTACATAGCATGGCTAGGGATTGCCGTTTGGGGCGCTTATAAAATAGGCAAACGAGAAGGGATTTCAGCTACGCTAGATTACATGAAAGAGAATAAACATATTGACTTTGAGGACTAACTTAAAAATAGTTCTTGACTTTTTGGTATGTTTTTGATATAATATAAGTATCGGGAGTATTATAGTAATACCTCGATATTTGGTGTATCTACCGATTAGGAGATACAAAGTGTTTAACAAATCGTGAACATTTGGAGGAATAATTATGACGATTGATTTTAGCAAAATTTGGCTAGGTATGGAAAACGACTGGTATATGAAGAACTCAGATACCTCCTACCCTAGATATAACATAGTCGAAAATACAGTAGCAGGCAGTTTTCGTTTAGAGATTGCTGTGCCAGGCTGGCAACAAGAAGAACTAGAGTTAATTCAGGATAAGACTGAATTACTCGTAAGAGGGAAAAAAGAACAAAAACTATCCCGAGAAGAGCAGTTTGTTCATCAGGGATTAAGTCTCAAGTCTTTTGAACGAAAGTTCATTATTAATGCCGACATTCAAGTAGACAATGTCGAATTAGCAAATGGCTTATTGACAATCGCCTTGTCTAGAACTCCGAATTCCACACGAAAGATTTTGGAGATAAATAGTGGAAACAATAGCAACTAAGCTAAGACAGGGTGTAAGAAAATTGTATGATTTTGAAAAACAAGAAGTGGAAAATAAAATGCCATTTACATTAATGATGTGTATATTAGCATTTCTACTTTGGGGAACAACTTCAATTTAATACACTATGGAAATTAGTAAAAAAGCAGTTGAAAAACTACAAGAGCGAACTGCCACAGCAAATGCCTGTGGCGTTCGTCTCTTTTTAACTCAATTTGGTTGTAGTGGATATAAGTATGATTTAAAGTTGGAGTATAAAAAACCAACTTTAGATGATATTGTATATCAAAAAATACTGTATGTTCATTCAAAGAACGAACCTTTTTTATCACAAACCAAAATGGGTTGGGTAGAAGATAAGTTTGGAGAAGAATTTACATTTACAAACCCTCTTGAAACAGCTAGATGTGGTTGTGGAGAGAGTTTTTACATAGGATTAAATAATGATTAAAATTTATGGTAAAGAGGATTGTCCCTTTTGCGATAAAGCTAAACAGTTGTGTAGTAGTAAAGATATAGACTTTAGTTATTATCAACTTGGAGTAGATTATAGCATAAGTGAACTCATGCAGTTGGCTCCAACTGCTAGAACAATGCCTCAGATATTTAAACAATATAATGAAGATGATGCAGTAGAACCTGACACATCTCTCTTACACATAGGTGGCTATGCGGAACTTCAAGAATTTATTAAATGATATGAAGAAGCATACGCTAGACGGAGTACCATATTATCCTAGAGATGAACTACCTTCAGCAGTAGATGATGCCGCTGATGTCATGTCTAAGTATAAAAAAGCAGAAAGTGAGCATGAAGCCAGAATGAAGAAGTATCGTAAGATATGGAAAGAAAGAGGTTGTATGCATTGGAGAAAAGATGAAGATAAGTAAAGAAGGCATAGCCTTAATTAAAAAGTTTGAAGGAATAGAGTTAGAAGCCTATCAAGACTCAGTTGGAGTATGGACTATTGGATATGGACATACAAAGGGAGTTAAAGAAGGAGATAACATATCCTTAAAGAAAGCAGAACAAATGCTTGAAGAAGAACTTGTAGAATATGAAGGCTATATCAACAACATGGTAGAGTTAGGATTAGAACAAAACCAATTTGATGCACTAGTTGCATGGGTATATAATCTTGGACCAACTAATCTTCGTCAGTCTACTTTATTAAAAGTCTTAAATCAAGGACTATTTAATGAAGTTCCTTATGAGATAAAGAGATGGAACAAAGCAGGTGGAGAAGTACTAAACGGACTTGTTCGCAGAAGAGAAGCAGAAGCCTTATTATTTGAAGGAAAAGCTTGGGAAGATGTATAAACTAAAGTTAGACTCTACTTTACTAATGAAAGCCGCTGCACACGCTAGTCAAAGAGGCATGAGTTTGGAAGAGTATTTAGAAGAATTTACACAAATGCTTGGACAAAAAATTAGACAAGAAAATGCCGATAAAGAAGCAGATTTAATCCTGACTAAACAACAACTAAATGAAAAGGGATAGAAGATTGAAACAATTTTTAGCAACTTGCGGATTTTTTTACTTAGTAATAACAATCTATGAGTTTATGCAATTTATGGGATAATGTATGATATGAATGTTATAGTTTTGCTGGACACAGCATTACAGATTTTTATAGCAATAGCAGTTATTAGTTTGATTACTGCTTTTGTAGTATATGGACTTAGTGGTCGTTATACTTTCTTTAAATTTAATAAGAAAAAGGGAGATAGAGATGGCGGCTGGTAATGTTCTTTGTTTGGTTAAATGTAATTGTAATAGTTGGACTTATAGTATTTAAACTCTATATGAACTATAGAATAGAAAGAAATATGAAAAGATACTTGAGGTATCTAAAACACAAACGAAAACAAAGAGAAAATTTATGAAAACATTTTTAATTATATTAGCAATTCTTTTTGCTAGTAAAGTGATGTTAAAAGCCTTATTTCCATACACAAATAGAGCTTTGAATGATAGTATAAAAAAGTCAAAAGTAATTCAACCTTTTCTAATGTACTATAATTATTGTAAGCAGTGGTGGTAAATGAAAGATAGAGAGTTAGCAAAGAGTATTACTCGTTTAGCTTCAGGATATGGTATAGTTAGTGATTTACCAAAACAAAAGTCTACAGATAGTATAAATCCTGAACATTATAAGTCAGGAGATATAGAATGTATTGACGCAATAAAAGCGTCTTTAGATAAGCAACAGTTTAAAGGATATTTAAAAGCAAGTATAATAAAGTATCTGTGGAGATATGAAAAGAAGAACGGATTAGAAGATTTACAGAAAGCTAACTGGTTTTTACAACGATTAATAAAAGAGGAAGATAGTGATACATGAGTGTGAATGTCTACCTCAAGAAATAATAGACATTTGTAATAATACTTTTATTACTCATCTAGGAATAGACGGATTTACTGATAAAGGATATAACCCTGACTTCAGACAGACAGAGTGTAGATATATACAAAGAGTAAAAGAAAGTGATGTTCCACAGCCAAAAGGAATACAATTAGTGGAGAAATGGATTAACGAACAAGGGTACGATTATACACCTGAAATACTACAAATAGCTAGATATCATACAGGACACTTTTATAAATGGCATACTGATGGAGGAGGCAGAGAATATAGAAAATTATCAATGTCTTGCCTACTCAATGACCCTAGCGAGTTTGAAGGTGGAGAGATGGAGTTTAGAAAGAAAGAACAAAAAACAACAATAAAGTTGAAAAAACATCACCCTATTCTTTTTATGCCAAATTTAGAGCATCAGGTTTTGCCTGTACTAAAAGGACATAGAGATAGTCTAGTAGTGTGGTTTTTACAACGATAAAAGAGGAAGACAATGGAAACATTAATATGGATTTTTACCGTTCCTGAAAAAATCTTTTTCTTCATTTTTAATACTGCAATATGGATAGGCATTGGTTATTTTATTGCAGATGAAATTAGGAAAAGACTATGATGGATAAGAATTTACTAATAAATTTTAGTCCTATATTTTTATTTACAATAGTAAGTTTTACAATGTTAGGACTAAGCTGTAGTAAAGAAAATGTAGTTGTTTCATATGATGAAGCAAGTGAAAAATTTATAAAAAAGTTTGAAAAAGAAGCTTCAGCAGGAAGTATAATGCTGAACAAAGGAGATAGCTGTCAAGTTGTTGATGGTGTCTTTGTAGTGTGTGGACAATGAGT